TCAGAGGCAGAACCGTATCTCATGAACGACAATCGGCTTGCTGTCTGGGCTGGATTGTATGCTCGTGCGCTGTCCGACCTAACAACGTCTGACGACCAGGGTGAGTACAGCGGCAATCCGATGGTAATGACTCTCGCAAAGAGGTAAGAAATGGCTATTTCTCAGGCAATGTGCACCAGCTTCAAGGTTGAGCTTCTTGGTGGCACTCATGACCTTGATACCGACACGATCAAGATTGCTTTGTTCACCTCGTCAGCTACGCTGGGAGCCTCCACAACGACCTACAGCAGCACAAATGAGGTTGCTAGTGGGTCCGGGTACACCACAGGTGGAAACACGCTCTCAGGCGCATCTATCACTTCCAGCGGCACGACTGCGTTCGTAGACTTTTCGGACTCAACGTGGTCGAGCGCATCGTTCACGGCTAGGGGTGCGCTGATCTATAACAGCAGCAAGAGTAACAAGGCAATTGCTGTTCTGGATTTTGGCGCTGACAAGACCAGCACGAACGGTGATTTCGTTGTTCAGTTCCCGACTGCGGATGCAAGTAACGCGATCATAAGGATTAGTTAATATTGCATTAGTGGTATAAAATCTGGTAGCATGGTTCCTTTAAATAGGAGATAGCCATGCAACGCTATGGGAAACTGCAGTTCATTGAGGAAGTTGGTAAGAACAAGCATGGACAGAAGTTATGGCGTCTTGTTTGTGATTGCGGCAAGGATTGCGTAAAGTTGGCAAGTGCTGTCAAGATCGGGCGAACTAAGTCATGCGGGTGTTTTGCGCGTTCTGGTGTTTTTAATCTTCGTCATGGCAAACGTCACAGTCAGGTGTATAACGTGTGGTGCAACATGAAAGCTCGATGTAACAACAAGCAACATCCCGCGTATCACAATTACGGTGGGCGTGGCATTGGGTTTGCTTCTGACTGGGAGGTGTTTGAGAACTTTTTCCGAGATGTCGGGGAGCCGCCTAGCCAAAAGCATACGCTCGACCGTATTAATAACAATGGTAATTATGAGCCGGGTAATGTTCGTTGGACTTCTAGGAGTGTTCAGGCTCGTAATACCCGTAACAATATTTTGGTCACAATCAATGGTTTGACTAAATGTTTGCATGACTGGTGTGATGAATACGGGATTGCTTCTGGGTCTGTGTATCGCAGGCTTTCAAATGGCGAGGACATTGTTTCCGCTATTGTTCGGCCAAAGGCTCAAAGATTTTTGGCAACAAAAGCTGTTGCCTAAAGGTAGATCATGGCACTTGTCGTAAAAGATCGGGTCAAGGAAACCACGACTACTACCGGCACAGGCACGTACACGCTGGCTGGTGCAGCAACGGGGTTTCAATCGTTCGCTGTGGTGGGTAACGGAAACTCCACCTACTACACGGTCACGGATGGCACGAACTGGGAGGTCGGTGTCGGGACGTATACCGCATCCGGTACGACTCTCAGCCGAGACACGATTCTTGCGTCGAGCAACAGTGGGTCAGCAGTCAACTGGGGTGCGGGTAGCAAGGATGTATTCCTGACCTATCCGGCAGAACGAGCCGTGTTGGTGGATGACAATTTCGAGATTGTTCCTGCGACATCAGCTAGTCTGGTTGGCAACACCGTTACGATTCAGCTTAGAAACAGCAGCACACCCGGATCGGTTCCGACTGCTCTTAGCCTGTCTGCTGGTGAGTTGGTGGTCAACACCGCTGACGGGAAGTTGTATTTCAAAGACAGCGGCGGGACGGTCAAGGTGTTGTCTCAGGCCGATCAGATCGCTCCGCTGACGACAAAGGGCGATCTGCTTGTCAACGATGGCACGAGCAACGTGCGCCTGCCTGTTGGGACTGATGCTTACGTTCTGACCGCTGACAGCACTCAGTCATCTGGTGTGAAGTGGGCACCTGGAGGTGGTGGCGGCGGTGCGGCAAGCGCAGACATCCAAGAGTTCACCAGCACCGGGTCATCGACATGGACTAAGCCTGCTGGGGCGAAGTTCGTTTATGTGTTGATGTTCGGTGGTGGTGGGGGTGGTGGGTCTGGTAGGAAACGGTCTAGCGGCGGTCTTGCTACTGCGGCGAGTGGCGGTGCAGGTGGCGCTGCGGGTGGCAGGACAGAGTTGTGGATTCCCGCGTCTTTGCTTGGCTCTACTGAGACAGTTACGGTCGGCGCAGGTGGTACGGGCGGCGCTGCTCAGACGACAGATAACACAAACGGAAACCCAGGAAGTGGGCAAACCGCTTCCAGCTTTGGGTCTTTGGCGTTAGCGAGAAGTGGAGGTTCTGGTAACGGGGGTACTACTGCGACTCCAGCTGGTGCAAGTTCCGGTGGTGGTCTTGCTGAAACTGTTCAAGGCACTACTTTATATGGATCAAATGGTGGAGGTGGTGCTACAACTACCGGCTCAAACGGAGATCGTGGAGGCTATAAATCAGGAGGTGGAGCAGGTGGCGGCGGGTTTGCAGGAAGCAGCACTACTACGAACGGTGGTGGAACAGGTGGTTTTGGAGGATCTTTGTTTCAAACTTCAACGGCGGCAACTGCTGGAGGTGGTTCAGGTGGAAATATAACCGGCGCACCAAACGGTATTGCTGGCCCTGGCGCATCTTCTTATTTCGTCGGTGGTTCTGGAGGTGGTGGCGGTGCAAGCGGCAGCACTACTGCTGGCAATGGTGGCACAGGTGGCTATCCCGGTGGTGGTGGTGGTGGCGGCGGTGCTGGCTACACAGTTGACTCCGGTGCTGGTGGTAATGGCGGCAACGGATATGTCCGTGTTGTGACCTTCTTCTGACGAGGACAAAATGCCAAGACAATTCCTCCTCAATCCTGATGGTAGTGTTCCCGCAAACGCCAATGTCGAGCTTCTGCAAGCAGAAGGCATTCCGCTGGTGTTGCCGACAGAGATGCCAAGGCAATCCGGCATGATCGCTGTAGAGCAAGATCCGCAGCAGGACGAGCATGGTGTCTGGCGGCAGGTATGGGTGCTTCAGCCTGCGCCAGAGCCTGAGATTGTCCCGGTCGATCCGCTGGCTGCGCTGACCGATGAGCAGAAAACTGCGCTGGTTGCGTTGTTGCAAGGAACGGCTGTTTAATGTTCGGCATATCCGCATTCTCTGAAGCACCGTTTTCTGGTCTTGCAGAGGGATCGGTAACTGTATTTGTCACAGGAGTTTCTGCTACAGGTCAGGTTGGTAACGTCAGCGTTGTAATTCCGCAAGACGCTACCGCATTCGTATTTTCGTTTGATAGTTACGACATTTTGTCGGCGCTTATTCAGGCTGTTTTTAACAACGAGCCTGGAAAGACGTTATTCGCTGACACAACGATTGGCGGCAGACCTCTCGGTGATATTGACAACACAGGTTCGGTAACTTACGCAGATGCCTTTGACTATCTTGATTGGTACGATTTAGGTACTACTGGAAGTTCGGCATCAGATACCTACATTGAAACGGTGATGAATGCCTATATGACGCAGAATCCTGCGACATATGCGGCATATATCAGTTTCGCATACGGACAGACTGGTTCTGTTTCTGTTACTGGCAATGCCAATGTTTCGCTTACTGGTGTATCAGCATCCTGTGAGGTTGGTACGGCAGTTGTTGCTATAAACATAAACGCTCCGGTAACGGGTGTCTCTGCTACTGGTGAACTAGGTTCGGCCACGGTAGTTGCGAAAGCTGTTGTAGATGCAACTGGTGTATCGGCTACAGGGTTTGTTGGGTCTGTCGTAGTTACCGCTGATGCTGTTGTAGTCACGACAGGGGTTCAGGCAACAGGCCAGATTGGTAATGCGAATGTTCTGATTGTTGTCCCTGTTACGGGTGTGCAGGGTACGACTGCGCTCGGTACTATCACGCTGGAGTCAAACAACTATCTTGATGTTACAGGTTTCGGGATGGTTGGGTCTGTTGGTCTGGTTGATGTGATTGGGGTATGGTCGATACCCGATGAGGTTCCGAATAACTGGATTGATGGTGAACCTTCTGCAAACGCATGGGTTTATGCAATCGAGCAATCAAATAACTGGATTGAGGATGTGCCTGACGCTAACGTGTGGATTGATACAATCTCGCAATCGAACACTTGGACGGTGCAATGAGAATCGCATTCGGCAAATGGACACCTGACCGACCTGGGATAGCAGGAGGGCTGACAGAGGCTCTAAACTGCCTTCCTGTCGCGTCTGGCTATGGGCCGATACCGTCTAACGCTAATCTATCTTCTACAGCGTCTGAAAGCCTTTTAACGAGTTTCATTGGTCGTTTAGGCACAACCACGACTCTATTCGCTGCTGGGCCTACAAAGCTGTTTAAGTTTGATCCTGCTGATTCGTCTATGGATGATGTCAGTAGGGCGTCTCCTGCGTACACCACTACGACCTTGTGGACTACGGCACAGTTTGGTGCTGTTGTGCTGGCTGCGAATGGGATAGACAAGATCCAAGCCTGGGACATGGGGTCGAGTACAGCATTTGCCGATGTTGCTGCTGCTGCTCCGACTGCTCAGTTTGTGACTGTTGTCCGGGACTTTGTTGTTGCTGCCAAGACTGCTAGCGAGATTTCAACGGTCTACTGGTCGGATATTAACGACGAAACCAACTGGACTCCTGGGTCTGGGAGTCAGGCTGATGAGCAGGTCATCCCTGATGGTGGTGAGATCCGTGGTCTGACTGGTGGTGAGTTTGGGATTGTTCTTCTGGAGAGAGCAATTGCGAGGATGACGTATATTGGGTCTCCGCTGTTCTTTCAGTTTGACATTATTGCTAGGAATCTTGGCTGCTATGAGTCTCGATCTGTAGTTCAGTCAGGGCCATTGACGTACTTCTTGAGTGATGATGGATTCTTTGTGACCGATGGTCAGACGGTCAAGCCAATTGGGAACGAGGTTGTAGATCGGTGGTTCTTTGATAACGCTGATCCGGCACAGTTGGACGAGATGAGTGCCGCTGTCGATCCAGTGAACAAGGTTGTTGTCTGGTGTTTTCGTGACATCTTTAATATTCAGAAACTGTTGATCTATAACTATTCGGTGGACAAGTGGAGCCATGCCAACACTACCGCTGATTTCATATCTACTCTTGCGACTGCAAGTTACACACTTGAGCAGCTTGCAAATGTTTCAGCGAGTCTGGATGCCTTGCCAGAATCATTGGATTCTAGGCTCTGGGCCGGTGGCAAGTTGGTTCTAGGTGGTGTTGACGCAAGCCGTTTGGTGACATTTGGCGGTGCGAATCAGACTGCTGTGCTGACTACAGGCGACATTGAGACAGAAGCCACAGAAACGATTCTGACGCTTGCCAGACCCATTGTGGACAATGGATCAGCTACTGTTCAGGTTGCATCTCGTTATCGTCTGGATGGCAATCTAAGCTATTCGACTGCTGTTGCTGCTGATAGCGAGAACAGGATTCCGCTGCGATCCAGAGGGAAATATCACAGGGTAAGCCTGACTCCTACGGAAAGTTGGATTACCGCTGTTGGTGTTGATGTCGAGGTCAAAGCGGTGGGTGGTCGGTAATGTTCCGCAGGCTACCTCAACAGGGTGGGACTCCTCGGGATGTGTCCGAGATCGTCAATCGGATCTTGGATGGCAAGATTAATTCTGTTGGGTTGGTCACTCTTGCGACAGGGAATGCCACAACTACTACGCTGTTTGATGAGCGTATCAGCGAAGATAGCATCATCCTGTTTGCTCCGTACTCTGCTGCGGCTGCTGCTGATGAAATCCCTTATGGGGCGTTTCAGGACTCTACCGATCAATCAGCAACGACAACGGTAGACGCTTATGCGATGAAGTTTGGCACGACCGACTTCAGCAATGGGGTTACGGTTAGCAATAACTCTCGCATCAACGTAAAAAGCCCAGGTATATACAATCTTCAGTTTAGTGCTCAGTTTGCAAACGCAGACTCTCAGATCCAAGATATAGATATTTGGTTTCGCAAGAACGGTACAGACATTGCCAATAGCAATAGCAGATACTCCGTTCCAAACAAACACGGGTCTATCAACGGTCACTT